TCGCCGGTACTGTGTCCGTTCCGCGAACACCCCCACCCTCAGCGCGGTAAATCACCCCGCCATTAGCGCGGTTTGACGCTCCAGCCCCCATTCTGTTGAGCGTGTTTATTGCGTTAACAGACCTTACCGTTTGATCCGCTATTATTCTAGCGTTAGCTGCGCTCTGCCTAGTATTTGTTGCAACACCGGCAGTCGCAGTCATAAGGCGACCATTGGCGCGGGCCGTTTCCGCCATTGTGTCTTTGAAGATTTTCCCTTGCGTATTGACCTGCCCGAGATAGCGATTGATAGTCGCCATATCTATCTTTGCTGCCTCTACCGTTAATAGCTCCTTCGCCTCGCCGCCTGCGGCAAGTTCCTTAGTGGCAGTGACAATGGCCTGCAAGTCCGCTTCAGTCTGCTTGGCAACTTCTCCACTGGCGACAATATCTTTGAGTCTTTTATCGTTCGAGGCCAGTAAATCTGCACTGAGAGTACCGCCCTTCGCCATGAATTCATTTTGAGTTTGAAGCTCTTGTGTAAGCTTGTAAGCCGCTTTGTTTTTCTCCGTCATAGCGCTTACAGCTAATTTTTCTAACTCAGCTTCATCCTTTATACCTGCTATACGGGCCATGCGCTCGGCAGCCTGTTGTCTCACGGATGACAGGAACTTATCAGTACCAAGTGCCTTGGAACTACGTTCAAGAGTACCCTTAGCAGTTTTAAGTGACCTATTTATTTCATCTAGTTCACTCTGAATGCCGTTGAATTTCTGTTTAAGTCCCTCAGCTTTGGCAGTTGCCTCCGCTAGGTCGGGAATGGTTGCATCACGTTCTAACCCGAGAATCTTCTTAGCCCCGGCAAACTGTGACTGCTGGATACCAGTTTCGAGCGTAATGTCCCATTTTCTTTTGGCCATTGCTACTTGAAGCTCATCAAGCGCCATACTCCAGTTTATATGGATATCCCCAAGGGTTGTTTCTAGCTGTGTCTTTAGTTTCTCTATGTCTTTCTCTTCACCCATCAATTTGGCCCAAGGACTAGGAAGCTTAAACTTCTTAGCCGTGTTTAACATCTCTTTCAGCAGTATGTCGATATCCTTTTTAATTCTTTTCTGAGAGAGGGGATCAGTTGTTTTTGCCAACTCTTTCCCACGCTTTTTTATCAGCTTTATCTGAGCTTCTAAGATGAGCTTTCCACGCTCTTGGACGGCAAGTTGTTTCTCAGCAGCAGCCACGACCCCACTCTGTTTACGGGCAATGTCCCCCTCAGACTTCAGACGGGTTTTAAGAAGCGACTGCGTTGCTTGTTCCTGACCATAGATGGAAGCACGATTCTTTGACTTTACTGCGGCGTTCTTTGCTTCTGAACGGGCAGACACGGCCGCGTCGAAAAGCCTTCTCGCATGGGCTAACTTTTCTTCAGAGAGACCGGCCTTATTAAACGCCGAGCGAGCCTTCCACTCTTTCTTTCTCGCGGCAGCATCTAGGAGAAAGAGTTTCTGCCTCTCCGTCTTGCCCCGCATGGCTGAACTTAGTTCGTTTTTATCTATGGCGCTCTGAATCTTTGCAATACGTTGCAACGAGTCCTTGACAGTATTCTCATGGGTATCTACTAAGTTTTTAAGTGAGTCATAATGGTTTTCATAAGCTGTCAAGACTTCGTCTAATACCGAATCATTGGACGCTGCGTAGCCCAACTGAGTAGCTGTAATATTATCCCCTAAGCTCTTATATAGGGAACTAATCTTGTTGACATACTTCGAGCGGTTACGCTCATCTTCTTCCAACGCCTTTTTCTCGTCCTCTACCCTTTGCTCTCGCCACTTTTTAATGTTTGCCTCAATTTCAGCTGCTTTCTTCGCGTACCCCTCCAAGTTCTTCCCAGTATCTTCAAGGCTTTTCTCGTATATAGCGTACCACTTAACAATCTCGTTTACAACGGCTGCAATAGCGGTCCCTAACGCCAACCAAGGCGCAACTGGAACTAGGACGGCTGTAGCAATTAGTAATACCGCGCTTAGATTCTGCTTAAAGACGCCCATCGCATCGGCCATAGAAAGGAATACCTTAACGACTGCTGCTCCTGCCTTCACCGCTGTATTTAGCCACTTAGCCATCTCCACGAAAAGAGGTAACGCGACTAATCCGGCCTCAATCAACGCATTCTTCAAGTCTTGCATCTGCTGTACAATGATGTATCCAGGCAAGTCCGTGTACTTCTCCCAAGCCTTTGCAGCCGCGTCAGTTGAATTTGTAATTTGGTCAGTGACTTCAACAAGTTCCTTGCCCCCGTCTTGCATCAAAGACAATTGAGCGACAATGGCCCTTACCCGACTGAAGTATGTTGCCATTTCAGCATTATTGTTACCTGATTCCTTGGCAAGTTCCTTTAAGATACCCGCTAGTCCGCCGAATTTTGCAACGGCTTCCTCGGCGTCTCTAACGTCCCACTTCTCAAAGAGTTCCTTCATCTTATCGGTTGGTTTGATTAACTTCTGCATAATTGCTCGAAGCTGTGTCAACGCGGTGTTGGCTTGGACACCCTTTCGAGTCATTACAACCAGTGCTGCTGCGGATTCTTCCCAGCTAACGCCCATTGCAGCAGTTAGCGGAGTAACTCGCCCTAAAATTCCGCCAATCTCCTTCAAGCGAATACGTCCTAATTCAACGGTCTTGAATAAAGTGTTAGAAACATGGGCCGCATCCTTAGCCGACAGACTATAACTATTGATTACTGAAGACAACGCATCCACTGCGTCTTTAGTCTCAGCGGTTGTTACAATAGCTAATTTTTCTGCTTGAGACAAGAATTCAAACTCTTCCCCGGCCTTAACTACTTGGTTCGAGATCGTTTGATACAGGCCAGCGGCAACATCTGCTGGAGTCTTGCCTAGTTCGCTCGATAACCTCAAGACTCCCGCTGTCAATTGGTCAACTGAAAAGACGGACTCGTCAGCAATAGTTGAAATTTCACCAATCGCTTGATTAAACTCAATTGATTCAGTGATGACATCACGCATCCCTTGCACAATGGCGTTCAGACCTCTGATGACAAATTGAGCCCCTAAAATACGCCCAATTGTTGTCCATGAAAGAAGCAAACTCTTTTCAGTATCTTTTCCAGCCGCTCCTACCTTGTTGAGGTTGTCCTTCGTCTTTTTAAGCGGAGCCTTCGTTTTGTTAGCGCCAGAAACAATAGTTTGTGTGGTTTGCTTGACACTGGCGTCCAATCGAGCCATCGCAGCACTGCCCTTGTTTGCCGAGGCCGCTACCTGCGCACCTACGGCCGCGCCTTGACCGCCACCAGTAGTCGTGGTCACACGGGTTCCACTCACTTGCTTCAATGCCGCTGCGGCCCGCTCTGCCTCTTTACGTATATTGACTAAGGCCGCGCGCATCGGACGAGTCTGGCTGTCAAACTTTCGACTCGTTTTAGCAACGTTTGTTAAACCTTGCTTCAGCTTGTTTAGAGATTGACTCAGCTTGCTCAAAGTAGTAAGAGCTTGAGTCGCCTCGAAGCCTAGTTTTTGCGTAAGGTCGTCTGCCATCTTAAATCTTTACCTTCTTCATAAACTTATACGGATTTGGCAATGTTGTGTGTCTCGCAAACTCTTGAAAAGCTTTTTGCCCCACTCGCAGGAAGTGATAAGGCGTCCCCATAATCTTGTCCGGAGCCCAGACATTGGGCGTCGACTTTGTCACCTTCTGATATTCGTTATATGCTAAGTACCTTAACGTACTGGTGTACTCAAAATGCCAACTTGCCTTGCCGAGAATCAATTTACTTCCAGCCCCTTCGGCCCGCCCCAAAGGCTTACGGTCTTTTCGACTCTTTTGAGGGCCGTATTTCACATCACCATCAAGAAGCTTTGCCAACTTCTCAAATGTTGCCCGCGACGCATTAGACCACGCTGGAATTATTGACCCTACAGTCGCCTGCAACCATTCCCTGCCGGCTTGTTTAAGCCAGTCTTCCATGTACTTATTCAAATGCCTTTTGTAGGCACCTAAATCTAGTACAGGGGCTTGGAAGACTGGCTTGAATCTCACGTCGCTCTCCTTGCAGCACCCACCCCGGCCATTGCTTTCATCTCTTCCATCTCTTCATAAACGCGTGTCTGATGAAAGGCTAAAATTCTAGCTTGGGTGTCAACATCACATCCTACCCAAGAATCTTTAACTCTTGGGGGCCGGATGCCTAGTCGCTCACAGGCGTGCCAGATGGCATACTCGCCAGTTCGGTATCTCGGCCAGAGGATTCTTTTAGCTCCTCCTCCCGAGAACGTAGAAAAACCTCGCGGGCCGCCGTTAGTTTTTCTTCGTCCAGCGAGTTAGCTTGCATGACGCACGCGGCCACTCGGTTGACTTCGATTGATGACAAGCCAGCTTCTTGAAGCTCAAGCTGCCACTCTGACCACGTCCCTGGGTCGTCAAGATTGACTCGCTCCCACTCAATGTCACTTGGCTCAAGAGACTTGACGATCAAGTACGCTAGCCGCTGCTCGCCATGCTTCGCGACCATTTGCAGATACGAGGGGTCTTTTTCATTTGGGCGAAAACCATCTCGCGTACGGATACCGGGAGCTTTGGGATCGGGGCAGAGGGCCTCAAATGGGTCCATGTCCGTCACTGCTCTTGCCTTGATAACAATGTCTTCTTCAAGACGCGGGAGTACTAAAATTTCTTCGTTTGGTCCCTTGACCTCAATACCACCAATTTTCATGTTTCTCTCCTCAGAACAAACTTTCAGATTAAAAGGTCGGAAGTGGGCATAGTGCCCACTCCCTTAACAGGTTTAGCAGCCTTCGTCAGCGTAATCGGCTCGCGTGACAGTGGCTTCGCTCACATTACAACGTCCAGATGTTGAAATGGTAGCTTCATTGATATCAAACTCAAGGCTTTCATACCTGAAGTCGGCAAGTACGACCTTTTCGTCTTCTACCGTGCCACAAGGCATGCAGTGCATGATTTCAATGTCAACCGCATATGGCTCACAGACGTCTGACGATGATGTGACCCATTCACTCGCTTCGCCAGTCTGCTTCAGGGCGTCAACGATTGTTACGTCTTCGCCCGTCTCGGTTGTAATATACTCGTACACAAAGTCAATGCTAACGTCAATAGGTTGCTCATCGGCTTCACGGACGGTATCCAGATCACCACGGTCTCGGAGATACTCATACTCCTTGGCCTCGGTCCAACTTACAGAGCCTTCACCAACCTTGACGGTTAGGCGCTGGGCCGAAAACGTGATAACGTCATTCTGCGTAACGTTAGCCGTCAGGGCGGGCGTTACAACTAAGTTTAATGTGGGACCGGCAGCAGGCGGCGTTCTTTCAGTCACCGTAAAGATGTTAGTTCCACAACTGTTGACAGTCAGTCTGGCTCCAACTGGAACTAGGTTCGTGGTAGTTGCATTCAGAACAATAGTGTCTACGTTCAGCGTCGTCGATGCGCTCGCTGAGTTTGAAGTTACATTTCCTGTACCTGCAAGACCATCTCGTACGCGAATGTATGCCTCCCTGAGCTCAATTCGTGCCATCTCTTTACTCCTTAAATTAAAGTTTACTAGCTAGTTAAATAAGCCCAACCTAATGGCCATATGTGGGACTTATTGTATTTGCGAATCATATCCCGCAAAGTGCTGTAGTTAATATTTTCTCCTTCAGCAGCATCGCGAATACATTCATACTTATTGCCATTTACCAAAATCTTACGGGCACAGCAATGTTTACCCCTTTTACGTTTCTTGCTCATCTTTTCTTTTGCTTCGGGCGTATGTTTTCGCCCTTTACTTCTTAAACCACTTTTTCTACTGTGCTCCTCTCGGTCAAATGGTACAAACTCAAAACTACTTGTGGTAGCTTCTTTGAGTCGCTTGGCCAATACGGCGCGACAGACTCCTAAAGCTTCCGCCGCTTCTTTTATGCAAGAGAACCAAACTCCGTTAATGCGTAGCTTTTTAGCTCGTGGATTTTTGCCATCTCTTAAATTTGGGAGTCCCGAGCCGCCTGCCGTAAGATTATACCCGTGGGGTGCCTCTGTCTGCCGCTGCGCAATTAAATCTATTTCTAATTGACAAATATCTTCTTCACAACCAGTGTACAGGACATCGAATTTTATATTTTCCAAACCGTATTTTCTAATGGCTTGATAAACAAGTTTTGATCCCCGGCCCCCTTTATGGTTAAGCCACCGCTTAGACGGACTCTTTGAGATCCCGATGTACTCTTTACCATTAACACAGTTGGTGATTTTGTACAGAAACATTCAAGCCTCTAAATATATGGAAAATCGCGAGTCAACCATTGATTGGCGAACGCGGTCCACCTTGCTGATTTGTCCAAAGTGAAAAAGCTTCACACTATCTCGGCCACCTAAAACTTCTAGGCAACCGATGTAAGCGTCATCATCGTCTACCCCTGTACCGTATTTGTAAATGCTAATTGGCCCGTTCAACGCCTCTTGAAACACACCGCCCCATTGAATCAAGTCGTATGCATTCTCAGTTGACCCATCCATTAGATCGGTGAGTAGAATATTGACATCAACAACGAGCCGATAGTAATCACTGCTTATCTCAGAGATAGCTGGGCCGTTGACTCTAAGCTCTGCGTGATCGGCTTCCATCTTTGATTCTATTCGGTCATCAATCCCCTCTACTAAAAGTGGAAGCGGAATCGCAGCCGCTATAGGCCGCATATATTCAGCAATGGACGCAAAAATCCAGCGAGGCCAATTAGTATTCATACTACTGTCTCCGTTGCTTCACTGTCAATGTCCAGTGCGTGGTCTACGCTTAACTTAATGATTTGTTCGGGGACGACGCCAAGAACTTCTTTCCCAGTAATGACCCAAGCTGAATTCTGCTCGAATTCGCTAATATCTTTGATCGAATATTTGCGGTCGTTGTAGACCAGCCAGTCATCCACGTTGAATTCATAATCTGTCGTCATGTCTCTGGCGTCCACAATAAAGAGACGCGTCCCAGCATCGAATGTTCCGCCAT